GGTCACACCGTGTATCACGGGATTACCGTCCGTGTCCGTCAGCGGGGTTTTGTTCACCAGGATACTCTGCAGTCCCTTCACCGGGCCTTCTATCGGTCCCTCACCAATCGCATCAATCACACTCATCATCTGCGTGGATTTGAGATTATCCTTCGCCTCGCGCGGTGTGTGCGCCTTACCGCCACCTTTACCCACTCGATCCCCCTCTCCTGTCTGATGTCTGAATCTGTTTATGCCCAAAAAACAACAGGCACCCCGGAGGATGCCTGTATCATGACTGAATAAAAATTCTGAATATCTTCACATTTTCACAAACTGACTGTGGCGCGTATAATTTCGCTGCGTTAGTGTTTTTTGCCCGAGTAACAAAAACAACTCCTTAACTCTAATCTTTGTCTGTCCCCGCAGCTCCGCGATCACTGCGGGATTTTTTTATTCTTTTTACCCCTGCCGCCCGATAACCACGACCTTTCCGCCCCCGCCTTCATCACGGGTGCTGATGTCCTGGGATATACGGCGGGAGCCAACCAGCATTTCCCCGTAAGGCACCGGCATCGGGTTCCCCTGGGCAATCATGTTATCCAGCGAGGAAAAGTACGTGTTCTGTCTGCCGTTATCCGTTGCGCGGTAATCCGGTGTTTTTGCCTTCGGGGCCAGCATCTGGGCCACTCCGCCCAGTATCATGCTGGCACCCAGTGAAAACAGCATCGTGGTGGCAGAAAAACCACCGGCTGCCAGGGCTGAACCCCATAACGCCATTGATGCCCCGGCAGTGAAGAAAGAGCCCACGATGGCTGCCGCCCCCAGCACAATCTGCAGTCCACCCTTTCCGGCCCCGGCCAGTCGCGGCACAATATGGATGACCGTTCCCTCACCCAGCTGTTCGTGAAGACGGGCGTACACCGCCTCCGGTGCCGTGTCTTCACCGGCAATACGTATCTGGTACCAGCCTTCGTTCATCTGAAGGCGAAAGCCCGGCATCTGCATCGACAGGGCGCGAATGGCTTCCGCTGCCGTGTTCACATACAGGCTGAGGCGGCGGCCAAATCGTTGTAAATCCCCGTGAAGGCAGATGTGTGCCAGTGGCGGTGACGCCAGACAGAATGCGTTCGTCGTTGCCATTTTTCGGAATACCTCTCCCGTTTACTCAGTTGTTCAGGAATATGGTGAAGCAGCTCACCGTTGCCGCAGTAAATGGCGGCATGGTTCGGTACCGAAGCACCAAAGCAGCACAGCAGAATATCGCCCGCCTGTGCAGAGGACAGGGGCACCCGGTAAAAGCCGGTGACCGCCATATTGTCCAGGTAAAGGTTCTGACCGTTGCGCCACCAGTCATCCTCGCGATGAAAATCCGGCATTTCAGTCCCCGCCAGATGGTATGCATCCCGGAACAGGGTGTAACAGTCCGTCACCCCGTGCTCAAAGCGCCGTCCCGTCAGGTGCGGCACGCAGCGGAATTTGTGAATGTCACCCCGGCAGACCAGCCACCAGGGCAGTGCGCTTTTTATCTGCAGCCGCCGGTCAGCCTCGCTCAGCCAGGGCAGCCCACCGGGATGACTGTGGACCAGTGCCACAATCTCCCCCTGCATCTCTGCCCGCAGCCAGTCTTCCGGTGCGATACGAAAATACGCCTCCGGCTCCGCGGAAATATTCACACAAGGGATATACCGCTCCCCCTCCGGCGTGCTTATCACGAAGCCGCACGACTCCGCAGGCGCACACCGCCGGGCATGCGCCAGAATCGCTGATTCAGTCTGTGTCATAAACCGGGATTTACTGCGAAAGTTTATTAATGGAAAGGAAACCGCCAAAATTGCCGACATTCCTGCGCAGTTCACACCCGCGCATGCACTTGCTGCATCTGTCCTTACGGATATCCGTGGTGGGTTTATCGAACTCATCCGCCACAGCCCCGCCCGTGTAACCACACTCATCAGAGCGGTAGGTCCACATACAGGTGTTCGCCAGCATGATACGACCGGGAAACAGCGCCCCGTCCGTCTCGGTCGGTGTGGCCAGCACAAACGAGGCCGTCATGGCTGTCAGCTGCGACATCTGCTCCACCACCCAGCGGTCACTCAGCTCCTGCTCCGGGTCCGCCTCCGGATTGCCCGCAACGAAATTCACCGCATCCAGAAAACGGGCATACACCCGGCGGCGGACCACCGTGGCTCCCACCAGACTCTGCAGGTCCTCCGCCATCCCGGTGACAAGGCCAAACAGATTGGACACCGTCAGCGATGGTCTGGCACTGCTGCCCTTCCCGTTCATCTCAAAGCCACTCCCCTCAATCGGGTACGCCTGATATTCACGCCCCTGCCAGGTCACCGGCTCCCCTTTTTCATTCAGCTCATTGCAGAAAAAATACCGCTCACCGCCCTGCACCGTCAGGTCGATTTCCCAGAGTACCACCCGCGGTGACTGCTCTGACTTAACCGACTCGTTCAGACTTTCTTCGTGAATATCCTGCATCAGTTCACCACCTGCTTAAACTCCGCGCTGAACTCAACGCGCAACATCCCGACCCGCGCAGACCACCCGGTACAGGTCACCTTTATCTGCCGGTATGCATAGGGTGGCTTCCACAAAAATGCCTTCCAGCCACCGTGCTCTGCCAGGAACGCTTCCAGATGCCGGGCCTCCTCCCGGGTCACGGAAAGCGTCACCCTGTATGTTTTCAGGTCAGCATTCAGCCCTGCCGCCATACGCTGTGAGTACCCGTCACCAAAACGCACTTCACGCACCGATGGCTGCGAGTTCACCTCCATATCCGGCTTCACTTTCCAGCGAAATGTTTTCATCGCCCGCTCCCCGATAACAGACCGCCATCACGCAACTGCAGCCGGAGCTCATCCTGCGCACCTTTACGGGCCATCTCATACACCGCTTTCATCAGCTGCGGCCCGGCCTGTCCGTTGATACCGTCGTTCTGAATCACCACGTGATTGTTCTGATTAAAATTAATGCCTTCGGCCCGCCGCATCTGCGCCGGACTTCCGGCAGCACCCACATACCCCCCTTCCGCATAGCCCCGCATCAGGCGGTACAGGTTCCCGACACCAATCCGGCTGGTTGCCTCCTTCGTGAAGACAAACTCCCCGCGGTGGACAATCCCCGCTGGCTCATATTTGCCGCCGGTTCCCGTAAATCCTCCGGTCGCAAAATGGAATTTCGCCGCAGCTGCCTGAATGGCTGTACCGCCTGACGCGGATGCGCCACCACCAACAGCCCCGCCAATAGCGCTGCCGATACTCCCGACAATCCCCACCATTGCCTGCTTAAGCAGAATTTCTGTCATCATGGACAGCACGGAGCGGGTGAAGCTGCGCCAGTTCTGCTCACTGCCGGTCAGCATCGCCGCCATATTCTGTGCAATACCATCAAAGGTCTGCGTGGCAGCACTTTTTACCTGCGACATACTGTCCGTGGCACTCTCTTCCCACTCACTCCAGCCGGACCTGAGGCCTGCCATCCAGTTCCCGCGAAGCAGGTCTTCAGCCGCCCAGGTCTTTTTCTGCTCTGACATGACGTTATTCAGCGCCAGCGGATTATCGCCATACTGTTCCTTCAGGCGCTGTTCCGTGGCTTCCCGTTCTGCCTGCCGGTCAGTCAGCCCCCGGCTTTTCGCATCAATGGCGGCCCGTTTTGCCCGTTGCTGCTGTGCGAATTTATCCGCCTGCTGCGCCAGCGCATTCAGGCGCTCCTGATACGTAACCTTGTCGCCAAGTGCAGCCAGCTGGCGTTTGTACTCCAGCGTCTCATCTTTATGCGCCAGCAGGGATTTCTCCTGTGCAGACAGCTGGCGACGTTGCGCCGCCTCCTCCAGTACCGCGAACTGACTCTCCGCCTTCCACAAATCCCGGCGCTGCTGGCTGATTTTCTCATTCGCTCCGGCATGCTTCTCCAGCGTCCGGAGTTCTGCCTGAAGCGTCAGCAGGGCAGCATGAGCACTGTCTTCCTGACGATCGCCCGCAGACACCTTCACGCCGGACGGCTTTTTCTGCGTCGACTCATAATCCTTTTTCGCCGCCGCCATCAGCGTGTTGTAATCCGCCTGCAGGATTTTCCCGTCTTTCAGTGCCTTGTTCAGTTCTTCCTGACGGGCGGTATATTTCTCCAGCGGCGTCTGCAGCCGTTCGTAAGCCTTCTGCGCCTCTTCGGTATATTTCAGCCGTGACGCTTCGGTATCGCTCTGCTGCTGCGCATTTTTGTCCTGTTGAGTCTGCTGCTCAGCCTTCTTTCGGGCGGCTTCAAGCGCAAGACGGGCCTTTTCACGATCATCCCAGTAACGCGCCCGCGCTTCATCGTTAACAAAATAATCATCCTTGCGCAGATTCCAGATGTCGTCTGCTTTCTTAAACGCAGCCTCTGCCTTAATCAGCATCTCCTGAGCGGTATCAGGACGACCAATATCCAGCACCGCATCCCACATGGATTTGAATGCCCGCGCTGTCCTGTCTGCCCAGGTCTCCAGCGTGCCCATGTTCTCTTTCAGGCGGCGGGTCTGGTCATCAAACCCTTTCGTTGCGGCCTCGTTCGCCGCCTGCAATGCCCCGGTTTCATCGCCGGAACGCTGCAACTGAGCAACATACGCAATCTGCTCCGCCGTCACGTTATGGAACTGCTTCGCCATCGCAATCAGCCCCGACGTCGGGTCAGTGGTCAGTTTTCCGAAAGCCTCTGCAACCTTGTCCACCTCCACACCGGATGCAGAAGCAAAACGCGCGACACTCTGGTTGATGGCATCAAACTGTTCACCACCACGCACACCGGCATTCACCATGGCTGCCAGTGACTCACTCGCCTGGTTAAACGTCAGCCCTGCGGCCTGTCCGGCTCTGGAGAGCGTCAGCATGCGATCGGCAGTCAGTCCGGACTGATTACCGGAAAGAACCAGGGTTTTATTAAACGCTGAAAGCGTGGAATCTCCCTGGTACCAGGCGTACACCAGCGCACCTGTCGCCACCGCCAGCGAGGTGACCCCGACCATCGGCAGGGTGATCGCACCGGCAAGCCCCCTGAACATGGGGATCATCCCGCCGAAGGAGTCCTTCACCTGACCGCCCTGTTGCAGCAGGATCAGCCAGGGATTCTGACCACCGGCAAGCTGCGTGGCGATATCCGTAAACTGTGCGGGCAGGGTTCGCATGGCCGCTTTATACTGCCCGACGGAAATCCCTGCTTTTTGTGCAGCCAGCGCCTGGCGGCTCAGGCCCTGTTCAACAGCACTGGCGGTTTTTCTGGCGTCGGTATCCAGACCTGAAAAATGACGCCTTACCCGGCTCATCTGCTCATCGAAACGGACAGCATCCAGACTAAGGTCAATAACAAGATCACCAACCGGCTGGGACATATCTCACACCTCCCGGAATCCCCGCTGAAGCCATCATTAATGCGGCATCATCCACCATGACATCCGCCACATCCGCAGACGATAAAATATCGCGCCCTCCGTCCCCACCGAACCGGACGCCTCCGGCAAGTCCTGCCGCTTTCTGCATCAGCATTTTGTCCTCATCCGGCCTCTCCACCTGCTCTTCCTCATGCCGGGGGACAAGCAGACTGAAATCAGAGGGATGCATATCCGGATCGCAAAAAAACAGGCTGAGTACAGCGTACGTCAGCCCGGAAAAATGCATATCCAGCTGGGTATCCTGAAAATAATGCGTGCGGTAAAAACGGTGCCAGTCGGCATATTCGGTGGATGTCATCCCGGCAAGCATGGCGCGCCAGTCGGGTCTCCCCATCTCACGCGCCAGTCTGAGGGCAAAGTTCAGCTCGCCGTCGAAGACTTTCCCGCAGAAAAATCATCATCAGTCAGCGTGTTATTTTTCGCCACTTCAGTAATATCAGTATCCGGACGAACAGCTTCGATCATCCCGGACAGGCACAACACCACGTCTTCCGCCCGGGCAATGGCATCGGCAGGCCAGGTGGTGAGCACTTCCTGCTCTATCTTCATCACGGCCTCATTCATTGACGGTGACTGCGTTTTCTGTGGATGGTTATGCCACAGGGACATCGCCACCAGAAACGCGCCGGTTCTGACAAGATCTTCCACACTCACCTGCAGGTTGCCGCTGGCTTCAGCCTCTTCTGCCCGCCGTTTCAGGAGGGCAAGATGCTCAATACGCTGCAGCGCAGACAGCTCAGAAAGCGTGACGGATACACCGTTATATTCAAATTGTTCTGTTTTCAGGAACATCGCTTATCTCTCAGCTCTTTAGCCACCCGGCACATTATTAACGGTAATTTCAGCCACCGCAGCAAACTGACCATTACCGGAAATCACAGGGATGCTGACTTTTCCATCCTTAACCCCCGTCACAGTAATCGTCATATCTTTCACGCTAATGGTGGCTTTTGATGGATCGGCGGAAATCGCCCTGAATGTCTTATCCGTTGCATTTTCCGGTTCCACAGTAACGGTCAGGGTGGTTGTTTTCCCTTTTTCAACCGTACCTGTCGGCGTTACCTTAATCGCAGTGACCGGCGTAATTTTGCTGCGTTCTTCCGCTACAGAAGGTTTACCCACGTTAGTGACTTTCACCGTGCGGGTGATCACTTCTTTCGCCGTCACGGCCTTACCGATACTGCTGACCCAGCCACGAAACACATCCACCGTGCCATTCGGAAAACGGATTTTATAGGCCCGGACATCGCCGCTTTCAAACCAGCCTATAAGCCCTTTCTGACCTTCCTCTCCCGGTTTCCAGGCCAGCGTAAAACTGGTATCACCTGCAGATTTCTGTCCCTGCCCGGTCGCGGTCCAGTCCGCATCTTCATCATCCAGGTAGTTATCATCGTAGGGTTCAGCCGTCATCTCGCCCGGCGTCAGATCCTTCACCTTAGCCAGTCGCTGCCAGTCATCGTCTGACAACGGGTTTGCATAAGCATCAGCCTTGCCGTTGTAAACCCACAGAGTGGTACCGGCACCTTTTACCGGCTCCAGGGGATTTGGTGTTGCCATATCGTCCTCACATCTCGTATGTAATGGAATAAGTCAGATCCGCAGAGCTCCATAACGCCATATCGTCATCACGACGATACTCATAGCCCTGCGTAACCATCGTGGTAATCAGTCCTGCCAGTGCCGGGATCGCAGTCATCGCCGGGTAAATCCGGCTTTCCATCCACTGATCAAGCTCTGAATCCGGTACCTGTGCCGGTAAAAACACCTCAATATGCAGCGTGGCCCGCCAGGTATCTGCATCCAGCTCTTCACCGGTATACTCTGCATCCGTCAGATAAACCGCGATCGCAGGAAAATCCTCTTCGTCAAAAACAACGGGGCGACCATCAAACAGCGTCGCCCCGTGTTCATGCTGCTCGAGTGCATCCAGCACTGCGGCACGAATGTCAGTGTGTTTCATCGTTTTATCGCAATCCTCAGTTGTTGTTTCAGCGCGGATGCCAGTTCTCCGGGCAGGCGTTCACACCGGATACGGTCAACATTCTCATCAAACGCCTGTTTCAGTGGGGCCGCCATCGGGATTTTCACCACATCAATAGGGTAACGGTTTTTCCCGGCCACACGCTGCATGACATGCCAGCGACCGTTTTTTAATCGCTGAATGAATGCCCGCTGATACCGATGCTGACCGGCTTTAAGTATGCTGTCCGGACGACGGCCCAGCATCCTGATCCCCAGCTTAATCACTGGAAGATCACCGCGGTTAACGATAATTCTGGCATTCGGATTTCTGACCGTCGCCCGTTTCAGTCTGGACCGTTCCTTTACCAGTTTCCGGCGTACCTTTGTCTCCCGGGCAACCTGTGATGAAGACTGATTAATCGCCGTTGTGGCCACGCGGTTAATCGTCATTGCTGAAGCCGCCGGAATGGCGTTTTTACGAACCCGGCTCAGATTATCAATCGCCTGATCAAGCCCTTTTATCGCCATAATTTCACCCTGCGTTTATCGTCGCCGGTTAACAGCGGGTGGTTGCCCACGGTTGAGCCAGAGATAACAGCTGCCCCCGTCATCCGGAGAAACACGATCCACCCAGAACATCTCGCCGTTAATGGTCAGCGTGTCACCACGCCGCACGGCACGCACCGTATCCGTCCGCACAAATAATGACGGGCTGCTTCCTTCAATACGGCCCCCGCCACCGGCAAAACCCAGCGACTCCGGATCGTCAAAAACCCCCTGAACTTCGCTTCCACGCTGTGCTCCCGAGGTGAACTGCGCACAGAGCCCCATCACTTCAACAATCGTGCTGTCCACCCCGGCAAGGGCAGCATCAAAGGCATTCTGAAAATCACGCATGCTCAGCCGTTCCGTGCTGTATCATGGCTGTCGCCAGTGGTGATGGCACCATAACACGCATGCCCCGGTACGTCAGTTCAACGGGACGGCCTGTCTCCGGGCAATACCCCATCACATGCAGGCATTTCCGCACACGGACCGCTTTAACATCATCCGTAGCATCAGTGTTGTGCAACTGCTCACCATCGTCTGTGTGATTTTGATCAGCCCCGCTCTCATCAGAGTGCATAATGCCCTCCGGGGAAACAGCAAGCTCCTCTTCCCACTCAGACACACGTTGAGCAATATCCGCAGCACTCCCCGACATATCCGCCTCGCGCCCCAGCAGGCCAGCCAGTTGACGAAGACGATTCAGATTTTCTTCTTTTGTTGCCATCTCAGCCTCCTGTGAAAAAAGACACGGGGGCATTTCGCCCCCGCTCACGGATTATTTCACCTGTACCACCACAAACTCATCCGGATCCGGCAGCACCATCAGCGGTGCGGACTGCGTCATGGTGAATTCACGGGCCGGATCGCCCACAGTCAGCCAGTGTTTCGGATAACGGGAAGAGGCCACCACACCTTCGGACAACGCCTGCGCATCCTGAATGGCACCATAGCAACGAATGCCCTCTGCTGCCGTATTCCCCAGGACCAGTGTGCCCTCCGGCAGATAACGTTTTTCGGTACCGTCCTCTGCCACATAAGACGTTTTCGCCACCACAATGGCCAGATCGCCGTAATACCCCTTGAAGGACACCACCGCCCCCAGGTCTTTCACTGCCGTTTCGAGTTGTGAATTTGAGCCGCGACGGGTATCCAGTTTTTCGCGGAACAGCTTAAAGCCATTCAGCAGACGCCAGACCGTACCGTCCATAATGGCGATATTCACAAGGCCGCTGGCCTGATCGCAGTAGAGGTCAATATCATGCGTCGGATCAAACGTATCACGGTCCTGCTCAGACCATTTTTTACCGTCAGCCTGCTCAATGTTATTTCCTTCAGAGCGCCCGAAATCCACCTCGACAGTATCAAACTGATCCCCTTCCATGGTGTATTTGCCATACAGCACGGCATTCACCGCCTGCATTTCTTCCACCTGGACAATGGCGTGCTCTTCCTGTTTGAGGTTATCGGTAATGATACGCAGACGACGGTAGGCCGGGTCGTTCAGCTGAGCCGGATCTTCACCAGGAAGGCGCTCAACCGCCTGCTGGTAATTAAATTCGTGTTTGGGCTTGACGTAGCCCGGACGTAACACGCGGGTTTCACCACCGCGATGGCGAAGCACTTTTCCTTCAACGATCGGGGAGACATAGGCCGCCACCGGCGTTTTTCCGGTAATTTTGTCCAGCATCACCTCTTCGGTGTGGAAATTCACCGTGCGGCGGAAAAACAGCTCCAGAAACAGCGCACGGAATTTCACTTTTTGTTCGGTATAACCGAGTAACTGGCGGGTCGTAAACAATCCCATAAATCAGTTCCTTTTATTAAGAAATCAGTCAGGCCAACGCGGTGGCCTGATAACGTGTTACGGCAGCGCCGCGTGACTCAGGGCACTGCCGGTAAAGGCGTTGGCCTTTTTGTGTTCATCCACACTTTCAGGCCAGCGGATTGCCTCCGTCGCAAAGGTCCCCGACTTGTAATACGTCAGCACCGCCTCTGTGCCTTCAAGCGGCAGTACCAGTATGCCAACCGCACTACCGGCTTTCTGTCCGTCCCAGACCACCAGTTTCCCGGTGGCCCCATCCAGCATCAGGGGTGTCAGTGCCGGTGTTGCCGAGGAAATCCCGCTGCTGCCTGTGGCGGTGTGAGCCGGATCATTACCGGCAAAAATACGTACTTCCGCACGCTGTTCAGTGATGGTTTTCGTTACCATATTGTAAAAACCTCATATTGATGGTCAGCACTGACTTCATGGCATGGCCATGAGCATTTTCACGTCCGCATCACCGTCTGCTGACGTCTGTGACACGCCACCCCGCACCGCTGCCGGTGAATGATTCGCCATGAAATGTTCAAACAGGGCGGTTGTGGATGCAGAGACCGGTTCTGCTTTATCCGGCGATGAGGACAGAATGTCGCGGGCAGCCTCCACCGTCATTCCGGGAAACGCCGCCAGTTTTTCAGCCTGCGCCTCAGCCCCTTTTGCCTCATCCAGAGCCATAATCTGATCACGGAGTGAGGGTCCGGCATCCGCCAGTGGTGCAGCCGCAAGGATCGGGCGGGCTTTTTCCACCGTCATCTCCGGCATCGCCGCCAGCGTTGCCGCCAGTTGTTCACGACCTTTAGCCTCTTCACACGCCATAATGCGATCGGCTTCACTCTGCGTGGATGCCACCGGCTGCTGTGGTGCTGCCGCGGTCAGAATCGCCCGGGCCTGTTCAACGCTCATGCCCTGTTGTCCTGCCAGCATCGTGGCAAGGTGTTCACGTCCTTTCGCTTCCTGACACGTCAGGATCCCCATCACTCGCTGGTTCTCCTGCACGGCGGCTTCCGTTGCAGTTAATTGCGGCATAGTGCCTCCTGTATCATGTGTGTTCAGCGCCGCAGCCATCACGCTGATGGCATCCGACGCATTGATTAATTCATCCGCCAGCCCGGCCTCAATGCCGGACTGACCTTCAAAAACGGCGGCCTCTGTTCCCGTGACGGCATCAACAGACAGACCGGTATACATCGCCACTTTTTCGGCAAACATCCGGCGCGCCGCATCAATCCGCTGCTGCATGTCCTGGCGAATCTCTTCCGGCAACGCTTCAAACTGATTGCCATCCACCTTGTGCGCCCCTGAGTAAATCAGCGTGATATCCACACCGGCCTGCGCCAGATGACCGGCATAGCTGACATGGCTCATCATCACGCCAATGGAGCCGATACGGGATGTCTGGGTAACCAGCCGTCGGGAGCAGGCCGACGCCAGCAGCATGGCTGCAGAACAGGCCGTGTCATTACACAGTGCCCAGACCGGCTTCTGCTGCCGGAGGCGGTAAATCATGTCAGCGCAGTCAAACGCGCCGGCGGCCTGCCCGCCCGGACTGTCAATGTCCAGCAGTATGCCCCGCACCTGGCTATCTGCCATTGCCTGCTGAAGACAGGCGACAATGCCGTCATAGCCAGTCATTCCGGAAAATGGCCGCATCCCCCCCAGCCGGTGCACCAGCGTGCCGGTCACCGGCAGTACCGCAATACCGTTCACCACCCGGTAAACACGGGCCGGTCGTTTACCTCCGGCCATGTACTCGTCCGTTTCAGCCAGCATCCCGGGAGCATCAAGCTGTACCTGCTGTTGCGGTACCGAAAGACTTGCTGCCCCCATCTCGCGCCCGAGCGCGCAAAAGAAAACCCGCGCATAGGCGGGCTCCAGAAGCAGCGGTTCATTGAATGCTGCTGCAATAATGTGTGAAAGATTACGTCTCACGTGGTGTTGTCTCCTCTTCCGGCCTGCGACTCTCCGCTATCTGCTGCTGATACGCCTGCGCTATCCACACCGGACGTGAGAGTCCGGCTTTTTCCCGCTCTGCAGATTCCCTGACCTGCTGGCGGAAAATGTCCTGATAATCCTCGCCCATCAGCGCCAGCTCTTTCTCATACGTGCTCAGTCCGGCCTCAATGCGCATCACTGATTCCTGAACCTCCTTGAGCCCGTCAATGGCCATTCTTCCGGCTCCAATCCACTCAGCCCGTGACCAGGCTGATCGCGCCTGATAAAAATCAAAACGTGCCCGTGGCGGACGAATAATCCCCCGAAGAAGTGCCTCTTCCAGCCAGCAGGAAAACATCTGCGTGGCCAGTCGGGACGCAATAAATTTTCGCCGCCCCATAAAATAGCGCCACGACTCATTGGCGGATGCGCGGGCACTTGAATAACTGACCTTCGAGTAATCACGGGACAACTGTTCGTAGGAAACGCCAAGACCGGCGGCGATATACCGCAGCAGCGCCTGTTCAAGCGCCGAAAATCCATTGTCTGAATCCTGCGCGGTCTGAAGTTTCAGATCATCACCGGGGAAAAGGTGCGGAATTTTGACACCGCCCAGCGCCACGCTATTCGTGTCATACCAGGTGGAGAACTTATCCAGAATATTAATAAGCGGATTATCCTTCTGCCCCTGCGGCGCACCGGCGATATATTCAAAGGCCTTTTCGGTATCAAGGTCACTTTCAATCGTCGCTGCATACATCGCCTTCACTATGGCCGACTGAAGCTGTGTTGCCTGCAGGGAATCCAGCATCTTCAGCCGTTCCATAACGCTGTAAAACTGATTGGCTCCACGGGTCTGCCCGTCCTCCACCGGCTCGAAAATATGCAGCATGGCCGGACGCCCGGTGGGAAGTTCACGCGGGATCCGTTCCCATCGTCCACTCCCGGAGCGAGGAAAATCATCCTCACAGATATGGTACGCAACGGCACGGCCATATCGATCAACCTCCACACCGGCCCGCAGAAAACGGTTCCCGATACCGTGTCCTGGCGTGTCCACCCGTTTCGGACTCACGGCTTTAAAACGCGTACGAAACAGTTGCGTGCTCTCCGTATCCCAGACCGGCTGCACAAAGATTTCGCCGTTAAACGCATGAACGCCCACACCTTCACGGATAAATTCCGTAAACGTGCGTTTCCCTTCCACGTCGATCTCACCAAACATCCCTTCTGCGTATTCTGACCAGGCCGCCTCCACCTCATCGACAAAACTTTTTGCCGCGGTCTCCCGCATCCCCAGCCAGCGCCAGTTCGGACGGTAGCTGATCAGAAACATATGCCCGACAATGTGATCCTTATGCAGGGCCACCGCATTGGCCGCTATTCCGTTATTGCGCACCAGATCATCTGCACGGGCATTCCCCAGACGCAACGCGGGCAGCAGGGCCGCATCGGCACTCTGCGAGGGTGGCAACCACTCTGCCATTTGCCCGCCAAATCCTGCACCGCCACCGTTGTAGCTGAGGCTCTCCCGAAGCGGAACGCCGTTCACATCAATCAGGACAGGCGTTCGTTTCATAACCTCACTCCCAGCGGACGACGGCGACGGCGGGTTGTCCCCAGTACCGACTCCGCATCATTGATCGCCCGGTTAAGCTCATCCAGAGAAGCTGCCGTATATTCAATTCTGCGACCATCTTTCTGGACAGACACCACCCGTTTACCGGTTAATAAATCAAGGCGCGCCTGACGCAGCGCCTGCAGTTCAGCGACTGTAACCATTCACTCCTCCGGACAGCTTCGCTGCCAGTTCTTTAAGGGTTGGCCGGGTCGTCTCTTCTTCCCGGGATTTTGCCAGTACAGCCAGATCAAGCTGCCAGCGTTGCACGGACACACGTAATGCCGCGTAGGCATACACCAGGCAGTCCAGCGCTTCGTTACGCCGCTTTTTGTTATCCCACAGCAGACGCATCTTTCCTTTTTCCCACTTCTCCACAAGCTCTTCCGCCACCAGTTGCTGCGCCTCTGTCTGCGAAAAAATCTCCGGATCATCAGGAAAACGGATGGCATACGACGTGGCTTCATCCGCAGGCGTGGGATCGGCTTTCATACGGGCATAGAGAATTTCTTTTGCGGTGTCCGTCCCCACTTCGCACAGATACACGCCCCGCTGATTGCGGGTTTTTGGCATGGTGATCACCGGCTTGCCATAAACAGATGCACCTTTTACCGGCAGCACCCGGAAAACACCGTGTTTTTTTGACCTCTGATAGACAATTTCGCCATCGATCCCCCCGGTGTCCCAGCAGACACGGGAAATGGTCATTTCGGTGCCATCCGCATGGCGGTATTTTTTGTTGATCGCCGCATCCACACGTAACAGCGTCTCTTCCTCATCAGGACGCCCCATAATGATGATTTTATCCACCAGAAAAGCTTCCTCTCCCGGTGCCCATCCCCAGACATACATCTCAAAACGGTTTCGCTGCGAGTCAATGCCCGCCGTCAGATAAACCACCCGGGCAGGCACCGCCGCCGTGTAATGCACGACCTTATCCATCAGTACCTGGTGATCGAGTTTTTCGCCCACGGCCTCTTCCCAGGTCTCGCCCAGCGTGGTGTTCACAAAGGTTTTCAGGCCGTTGGGATCTTTCAGTGCATCCAGCCAGTCATAGACAATCTGTACCCAGGTGGTGAACGGACTGTACGCCGTCCAGATATGGAATGTGATGGAGCGCGGCGGCGGAATTTCATTATCCGCGGCGCTGAAAAACGTCAGACCGTCGCGGGTCCACATCCCCGTGTTTTCACAGATCCACCGCCCGTTGCTCTGGTCAAGCTCAGACTGATGGATCACGCAGCCATGATGTTCACAGAGGTAGAAAACGCTTTCGGGGCTGTCCTTCTCCCATTTAAGGCCAAAAGGCGTGGACTCATCGCCAAATTTCAGATACTGCGCCTCCCCACAGTGCGGGCAGGGCACATAAAAACGCATGAAATGCGCCGACTCGTTGGCCGCTTTTTCGATCTGGCAGGAGCCTTTTATTTTAGGCGTCGAGCCGCGAATGGATTTTGGCCATACCGAGCCCTCAATACGCTTATCCCCCAGCAGGGTTGGCGAGCCCTCTTTTTCGACATCCGGCTCGAACGAGGAAAGTTCGTCATAGCAGACCACGTCCACGGATTTTTCACGGTAGTTTTTGGCGGCAGCGCCGCCCAGGCACCAGAAGCCCACACCCGATGAAAAGCGTTTCAGCGTGATGGTATTATCACGATGTTTACGTCCCAGCCAGGGAGAAAGTTTTTTCAGGCAGGGAACATCGCGAATCGTCGCCTCCACGTGAGACTTCATAAAATCTTCAGCGGCAGAATCCGTGGGCTGAAAAAGCAGACTGTTTCGGGATTTATGCTCAATAAAATACCCGGCGACTCCCAGCAACATCTTTGTATAGCCAACACGGGCAGATTTAATCAGATTAACAGTCCGGATCTGATCATTCCCCATGCTGTTCATGATGGCGATCTGGAACGGCAGCGTTTTCCATTCTCCCTCACCATATGAAGATTCTTTAGGCAGATAATAATTTTGATCAGCCCATTCAACTGGCGTCACCGGCAATGCCCTTATCAGGGGCTGTAATGCTGTTGTGACAGCACTCATCATATTATTCAGTTGTTGCTCTGATATATTCATCGAGTAAATCCGGTAATTTATCCCCCGCCCGCGCACACTGATTTGCGCCCTTTGCAATAAGGGTTTTCAGATGGTCAAGATGGCGCGGTGTTAAATCAGGAAACTGTCGCTGCATGGATAAAGGGATGGAATCAAGCGTACTGGATAACGCCATTGCCAGCTTGCTGAGGGCAAAAATACAGAACCCGGTGTCAATAAGTTTTCCTTTTGACACCTCATTTTTTAACTGCTGTGTAACAGCCTGTTCTGCTGTCAGTTCCCATCTGGCAATAAGCAATTTCTCCTCATAGTCGTCTTCGCTATCGCCATCAGGCACATCGTTTTTACTTCTTCTCAGATACGATATGTAAAAATCGCGCCAGGCATCCAGATCCAGTTGCCCTCGCTTATTCGATATCGGGGCACCCGGCAATTTCTGCAATCTGCGAAGCTGGCGATCGGTCAGACTTAAATGCCTGGCAACTTCAGTCTGCGTAGCCACTCCTCACCTCGCAAAAAACTCTCACCTCACAATCACAACAAAACCGGTCATGTCCGGTTTTAGTGTCTATTTTTTGTGCATGTCCGGTTCACAGAAGACCTCTTTTTTTATTTTTCATATAGTTAACTTGAAGAGAAACCGGACATGGTTCCCGGAAAATTTTCATAAATAGTGAAAATCCGCGAGGTCGCCGCCCCGTAACCGGTCGGATCGCCGGAAAGGACCCACGAAAATGATAATGATTATCATCTATATAAGGTTTATCACAACATGTGTGTACGCCATCAAACCACGAGAAATAATCAATTATGACGCAGGTATCGTATTAATTGATCTGCATCAAATTAACGTAAAAGCAACTTCAGATAATACAAATCAGCAACACTGAATATGGGGAAACATTATGTCATCAAAGAACAGAACCCGCAGAACAACAACCCGCAACATCCGATTTCCAAACCAGATGATTGAACAAATTAACATCGCTCTTGATCTGAAAGGTTCAGGAAATTTTTCAGCGTGGGTTATTGAAGCCTGCAGAAGAAGGCTGTCAACAGAGAGTTCGGGTATGAATTACATAATTAAGTAACATGGTGTTCACAGAACACGCAGTTACCGGACACATCAGTTTTCCATTCGCTCCCCGGCAGTACAGGCTTCCCCTCTGACGGGATAGCCTGAAAAAATAACACAGAAAATTATTTGTTATAATTAATATAACTTACTCAAAAAAAAGCGACGAGAAAATCAGCATCAACGAACAATAAGCGCCAATACGTGATAACAAATGGCAGCCATATTTATCTGCAGTATAAGCAATGGACAGGATAACCACACCAGAAACCGTCAGCATAAAATCCATTTGAACTTCCCCGGACAAAATCGACTCATCTAAAGATTTACAGCTCTTTTTATTATCAATATGTTAAAAGTAAAATAAACAGATGTTCAATAACACGAATACAAAAACGTGCTGAAATTCAATGAATCCATTTCTGTGTCATCAATTAATAGTGATAAACATCCGGTTTCTTCCACCATCGCACCGGACAGGCGACTATGAGGGGACAACGCCGCGCTCCGTTAACGCGGTAAACCCCGGTGTGTATCGTTTTTGATTATCCCCGCACACTCGCGCAGAGGAGTCTCCCTGTCGGGCTGCGGTCTCTGTTAATGAGGGAATACAGCGACGATACGGCGCATCAACAAAACTTATTTCAGGCACTGAGTACGGATATATTCCTGCGCCCCTTCCAGTTGCTTCTGCATCGTCATCAGCCGCTCTCTGAGGGTGAAATAATCCCGTGTAACGGTGTCTGCCAGTTGGGGGCCGGTTGCATTATCCACGCGGGCGGTGCCGGTGGCTTCACGCACGGGACCTGGACAGGTGGCGTTGATACGCAGGCGCTTACGACCAGCGGCAACGTCAGCGCGAAGAGTTTCATTTTCAGCTTTCGCATCAGCTAACTCCTTCGTGTATTTTGCATCGAGCGCAGCAACATCACGCTGACGCATCTGCATGTCAGTAATTGCCGCGTTCGCCAGCTTCAGTTCTCTGACATTTTTGTCGCGCTGGGCTTTGTAGGTAATGGCGTTATCACGGTAATGATTCAGCCCCAGACTAAGCGCACCACAGGCCACCAGCAGGGCAATGATGACCACGCACAGTACGCGGTTCATTTCACCACCAGCGTATCTGACCGATGAAATAACCGGAGGCCATAATCACAAACACCAGCCAGATAAGAATGAACTTCCAGGTGGATAATTTTTCAGCCATCACTCGAATCTCCCGAATCAGTTTGCTAAAATCAAACACACTTTCTCCTTTGACTTTTCCGGAGTCAGGAAACACAAAACCCCGCTTGGTGCCAACAAACGGGGTTTTTACTTTTATTCACTTACGTTTCGCCAGTTCGCAGGATTTCGTGTTATCCGCCCGCGTGGCCATACCTTATTTTTCAGCAAAATATTCTGCTTATCTGTCGATACCCCAGCACGCCAGCGCGCTCTCCTGGTCACGACGGGATACCTGACCGTAGCAGTT